TCGAAGAAATCAGAGAAGAAGAGGACATCATCGGATGAAGCTCACAACACCCATGACAATCACGGCGGCAGATTCAGAGTCGCGAACCATCACCGGACGCATTGTGGCATTTGAAGAAGCCGCAAACGCATCGACTGGCAAGGTCGTATTCGCAAAAGGATCAATCGAGCCAAAAGATGTCTTGCTCAATCTTGAGCATGATCGCACTCGCAGAATTGGAAAGCCACTTTCGATTGCTATGTCCGACGATCAAATGAGCATCAACGCTACATTCAAGGTCGCAAATACAACAGCCGGAAATGACGCGCTCATTGAAGCAAGTGAAGGCTTGCGCGATGGATTTTCAATCGAATTAGCTGTCGATGATTACATCAACGAAAAGGACGGCACAATGCGTGTCCTTGCTGGCGAATTGACCGGAGTCGCACTCGTATCAGAGCCAGCCGTCCGATCAGCTCGTGTCTCCGAAGTAGCGGCGACCGAAGGCGAAGAAGATTCTGAATCCACACCGGATCCAGAAGAAACACCAACAACAGAAGGAGACGAAGTGGAAAACACCGTCACAAACGCGGACACCGTCGAGACGGTAGAAGCCGCACAGTCAGTAACAGCGTCAGCAAAGTCTGTCGCTTATTCAAAGCCACGCATCGAAGTCACAGCGGCTAAGTATCTTGAAAACAAGATCATGGCAGCTATGGGCGACGAAAATGCGCGTCAGTATGTCCTTGCAGCTGATAACACAACCGACAACGCTGGTCTTGTACCAACTCGCCAACTTGCTGAAGTTATCAACGGACTTTCAACAACCGTCCGTCCATCAATCGATGCAATTTCACGCGGCACACTTCCAGATGCCGGTATGACTTTCGAGATTCCAAAGATCACAGTTGCGCCAGCGGTAGGAACAGTTGCCGAAGATGCAATCTTCACCGAAACAGATCAGAACTCTGCATTTGTTTCAGTCGATGTTAAGAAGTTCGCAGGGCAGCAAAAGTTTTCAGTTGAATTGCTCCAGCGCACAAGTCCGCTCTTCTTCAATGAGCTTCTTTCAAATATGGTCGCGGCTATGGCTAAGCAGCAGGATACCTACACCAACAGCATTCTTGTAGCAGGTGCAACAGCAGATGCAACAACCATCACAACATATCCAACAGCCGCAGAACTTCTTGCGTTTATTGGTCGCGGTGCTGCAAGCGTTTATGGCGCAACAGCTGGTCTTGCAAATCCATTTGCTCGCAACATTCTTGTGAACACTTCACAATGGGGAAATCTCATGGGTCTTAATGATTCAGGTCGCCCAATTTACAACGAAGTAACACAGCCAATGAACCAACCTGGACTCGCAACACCAACATCGCTTCGCGGTCGCGTTGCAGGTCTTGATCTCTATGTCACAGCAAACACAGCTGCGACAACAGACACAGATGATTCAATCTTGATCATCAATCCAGACGCTTACACATGGTACGAATCCCCAAGCTATCAGCTTCGCGCTGAATCAACAGCCGATGGATCCATCACCGTGGGCGTTTATTCGTTCGGTGCCGTAGCGACAAAAATTGCCGGTGGCGCGTTCGGCGTAAATAAGGGCTAATTAGCCACATTAATCATGAGCCGGTTCGCTCCCGAGCCGGTTCAGCAGACGAAGGGAAGAGCTCATGTCGCTAGTCACTCCAACGCAGCTAAGAGCTGTCTTGCAAGTGAGCTCTTCTCTTTACTCTGACGCTTATCTCGAAAAGGTAATTGACACAAGCGAGCTTGTAATTTTGCCGCTTCTTGTTTCATATTCTTCAGCTGTCACAGAGCGACGCATCAAATCAAATGTGGCGACTCTTGCAACCAACACTCCACACAACTACATCGTGGGATCGAGTGTTGTCGTTACGGGAGTGGACGCGACATTCAATGGCACTTACACAGTCACAGCCATCGATGGTGAATATGCATTTTCATACGCCAAAACAAACGCGGACATCAACACAAACGCGGTCATTCCTAACGGAGAAACTTATCTTTCAGGCAAGGATGCCGCGACAATTTACGCGAACAATCCAGCCGTTTATGAAGCCATCATTGTCGTGTCCGTTGAAATTTTCCAATCGATTACAGCTGCGGGCGGACAAATTGAAGGCGTCGATTTCCAGCCTACGCCGTATCGAATGGGTCGATCACTTATGAATCGAGTCATCGGCATTCTTGGCAAGTCACTCGATACCGGAGCGATGCTGGCATGACCGCATCATCCATCGCGGTCGATATTCGCGGAGTATTAAAGACAGCCATTTCTAGCGTTGCCGTTAATCCATACGATGCCGTACCCGAAGCTCCACAAGTGCCATTTGCTGCCATCGTGCCAAATACGCCCTATCTTGAGCCAAATCTCATCGGCACATCGACTCGGGTCAAAATCAATCTTGTCATCACAGTCGGAGTCGCTATGTACTCCAACAATGCAGCTCTCGACAATATCGAGCAGCTTGTCATGGACATTCTGGCGGTTATTCCGTCGGGCTACACCGTGGGCTCGGTGTCTAATCCAATCCCAATGACTCTTGCAAGCGGGTCGGACATTCTCGCTTGTGAGATCGACATCTCAACCCAATACACCCAAACAAACTAGGAGTAATTATGCCAACGACCGTCATCACCGGACGCGATCTAGTATTGACGATCGCTACCGTAAATTACGACGCACAAGCCACAACCGTCACACTTGAAGCCGACCATGTCATCGAGACTTATCAGACACTCGACGGACGCGCTTACAAGGCAATCGACGATTCATGGACACTCAATGTCGAAATGCTCGCCGATTGGGGCGCGACAGGATCACTTTGTGAATCACTTTGGACAGCATGCGAATCAGCACCAAACACGACTTTGGCTGCATCGATTACAGCTGCAACCGGAGCCGTTTTCGCTTGCAATATCTTGCCGACATTCCCATCCGTGGGCGGATCAGCACCGGACGCGCAGACCGTGTCACTTTCATTCCAAGTCGTCGGCACACCAACCGAGACATTTAGCTAAGAGATAGGAAATCGGGAGCATGAAAACAGGAATCACAATTACATACTTTTCAGGGGAATCGGAATCGTTCACGGCTTCGACACCGGAATTTGTAAAGTGGGAAAGAAAGACAGGCTTGAAGGTCACACAGCTAGGCGAAAATGTCGGGCTTGATGATCTTCTATTTCTAGCGTATAACGCGAAGAAAAGAGAGCTTGCTGGACAGCCCATCAAACCTTACGAGATTTGGTGCGAGACCGTGGACGACATCCGATCCGAGGAAGTGGATAGCCCAAAAGCTACGCCGTCGGAAGCTTAAATCGCGTATTGGTTGAACTCGCATTGGCGACAGGGATACCGATGAAAGAGTGGGAGACGGCGGAACAGATTTACACAGCAATCGAGATTTTGGAGAAACGAAATGGCAACAAAGGCAGGTAGAGGCACATTCGCCATTACCGTCGAGCCAACCGAATTCCGCAATCTCATCGGCTTATTGAATAAGCTCGACAAAGATGCACAAAATGAAATCCGTGATGGAGCATATCCGCTGTCTCAAAGACTTGCGGGTCAGCTTCTAATGTTCAGCCAATCGGCTCCGGCTCCACAAACAAAGCTCGTCGCTCAAACTATTACGGCAAAACGCGACCGATTAATTCGTGTTGATATTGGCGGCTCAAAGAAAGTTGGTCGCAAATATGGCGGCGAACAATCTAAGTCCGGCAAGGGAAACAAAGTACGCCAGCAATCCGCGCCAGCGGGTGCGTTGCTTTGGGGAACGGAATACGGATCACATCCGGGAATCGACTCAATTGGTCGTCGTTACACAAACAGATTCAAGGCTGCACAAAACAAACGCGGATATTGGATTAATCCAGCCGTTGATTATTATGTGCCAATAGTCGCAAGAGAATATGCGGAAATGGTTCAAACCGTCGTCAAGAAACTGGGGCTCGATTAATGGCTGGCATTCCAAAAGTAAAGATTACCTTTGACGCGGACTTTGATGAACTCAAGCGCGGAGTTACCGGCGCAACAAATGAAGTGCAAGGATTCGGCGACAAGATGGGCAAGTTCGGCAAGATTGCCGGTGCAGCTTTTGCAGCTGCGAGCGCGGCTGCCGTTGCCTACGCTGGCGTACTTCTCAAACAAGGCGTTGAATCTGCGATTGCCGATGAAGCGGCTCAAGCAAAACTTGCCACTACATTACAAAATGTTACAGGAGCAACCGACGCACAAATCAAAGCCGTCGAGGATCAGATTCTCAAGACTTCACTTCTCACCGGTAAGACAGACGACGAACTTCGTCCGAGCTTTGAACGCCTAGTCCGTGCCACTAAGGATTCGGACGCGGCTCTTAAACTTCAAACGCTTGCATTAGATATTTCAGCTGGATCCGGTAAGTCTCTCGAAGCTGTGACAAATGCGCTGGCTAAGGCGCAGGAAGGCAACACAGCCTCACTTGCAAAATTAGGCGTTGGACTTACATCGGCAGAGCTCAAAACGATGGACATGGATACCATCACAAAGAAACTTGGCAATACTTTTGCAAATCAAGCCGCAGTTCAAGCAGATACTTTTGCCGGAAAGATGGCTCGTCTCAAAGTTGCTTTCGATGAAGGTAAAGAGACAGTTGGTGCATTTGTACTTGATGCCATCACTCCAATGATTGACACCGTTGTGAATACAGTCATTCCAGCGGTTCAAAAATTTATTGAGTCAATTGGCGGGACAGAAGGCTTAAAAGGCACATTTGAATCTGTCATTGAATTGCTCAAAAATATATTCAAACCAATTCTTGACGGCTTAAAATTTGCGTTCGACCAAATCAAGAAAGCAGTTGTTGATAACAAAGACGAATTTGAATCACTCTTCAAATTCTTGAAAGACTTCGTGGCTCCATTACTAGGCGGAGCTTTGAAATTAGCCATTCAAGGAATTGGCATCGCTCTCAATGTAGTCATCAATGTCGTCGGCAAATTGATTTCAGGATTTGAAACTCTCTTTGGCTGGATTGGCAAGGTCATCGACAAGATCACAGCCATGATTAATCTTGTACGCAACAACGCGGCTGTGCGCGGTATCGCTGGACTTATCGATTCTGCATTCGGTGGCTTCCGTGCAGCGGGTGGCTCTGTCACAGCTGGCAAGTCTTATGTCGTCGGCGAGCAGGGTGCGGAAATGTTCGTCCCGAGCTCAAATGGCACAATCGTCCCGAACGGCGGAATGGGCGGCGGGACAATCAATATCACCGTGAACGGCGCAATTGACGCTGAAGGTACAGCACGAACAATCGTCGATGTACTTAATCGCTCAAATGCCCGTGGCACTCTTGGCGCGAATCGGTTCGCTTTCGCATGAGCCTATGGACTCCGACATGGAGCATCGACATTGATGGCGTTGAATACAAGAATGTAACTCTCGCCAATCTCACAATTGGCTCTGGGCGAACAGACATCTACACGCAAGCCATCGCCGGATATTGCAATCTCACTTTGGTCAATCTTGACGATTCTGTAATCACAGCCGAAATCAATTCAGCCGTGACCATCTATGTAGAAGATTCCAATGGTGATCCGGTTGCTCTCTTTGGCGGTTCAATCACAGACTTGATTGTGGGCGTACAAACTGGCGGATCTATTGGAGTGACTCAAACAATCTCCATCGTTGCTCTGGGAGCCCTTTCAAGGCTTCCAAAGGTACTCACCGAAGGAGTCTTGGCTAAGGCAACCGACGGCGTTCAAATTCGGACAATTCTTGAAACAGCTCTTTTCTCCCGTTGGAATCAAGTGCCAGCCGCTCTTGCGTGGACTGGGCTCGGTGCAACAACTACATGGGCGAATGCTTTCAATACAGGATTGGGCGAAATTGACACGGGCGATTATGAGCTTGCAGCTCGTTCTGCCGATGTCACAGATATTTATTCGCTTGTCTCGGCTTTGGCTACTTCAGGACTTGGATACCTATATGAGAACTCATCCGGACAAATTAGCTATGCCGACAGCACACATCGAACTCAATACCTTTCAGCAAATGGATATGTCAATCTTTCAGCCAATGACGCTTTTGCCAATGGACTTCAAACGGCTGTCCGTGCTGGAGATGTGCGAAATTCAATTACTCTCACATATAAAAATGAGCAACAAGTATCGGATTCAGATTCCGAATCGATCGAGATATATGGAACTTTGGCGCAGAACATTCAGACAAGTCTTGAAAATGAAGCGGATGCCGAAAGTCAAGCTGCATTTTATTTGACGCTCCGAGCATTCCCGCAAGCCAACTTTAATCAAATCTCATTCCCTATCGGATCGCCCGAAATTGACGATTCAGATCGTGACAACCTTTTGTCGGTCTTTATGGGAATGCCGGTCAATATCTCCGACCTACCCTTAAACATGGGCTCCAACTTTCAAGGATTTGTGGAAGGCTGGCAATTTCAAGCCGGCATCAATTCACTAACTGTCTCGCTATATGTCACTCCCGTGGCGTATTCACTTCAGGCGTTCCGCTGGAACGATGTGCCTGTCGTTGAGACTTGGAACACCATTGAGCCTACACTTGAGTGGTTGAATGCAACCGTGGTCGCATAAGGAGAAGAAATGGCAACAACGACAACGAACTTTGGATGGGATATTCCACAGTCCACCGATCTCGTCAAAGACGGCGCGACAGCAATCGCAACTCTTGGACAGGATATTGACACCGCTTTCATTGATCTCAAAGGCGGCACATCGGGACAATTATTGTCAAAAAATTCAAATACCGATTTGGACTACACATGGGTAGATCCATCGACTGGAGACATCACCGGCGTCACAGCTGGAACTGGTCTATCTGGCGGTGGTACAAGTGGAACAGTTACTTTGTCACTTGATTCCACAGCTGCAACAACACTCGGATTTAACGCACAAACTGGAACGACCTACACACTTGTAATTGGCGACGCAGCAAATAAACTTGTGACGCTTTCAAATGCTTCAGGAATTACTCTTACAGTTCCACCATCTGTATTTGCAACAGGGAATCAAATAAACATTCAACAAATTGGAGCGGGTCAAGTAACGCTTGCGCAAGGCGCAGGAGTGACAATTACATCAACAGGAGCGACAGCATCCGCGCCAAAATGTCGAGCACAGTATTCAGCGGCAACAATCATTTGTACAGGTTCAAATACTTTCACGGTCATTGGTGACATCGCATAATGCCAATTCTAGGAATCACAGCGGCGCAAAATTATCCACGCACTTTTAGCGTTGAATATCTGGTCATCGCTGGCGGTGGCGGTGGTGGAAACACCGGCGGCGGCGGTGGCGGTGCTGGCGGGTATCAAACTGGATCTCTTACAGTAAGTCCGTCAATAAATTATTCAACGACTATTGGAGCGGGTGGAAGTGCTGGCACAAATTCAGGCAGCAGTTCGACTTTCTCATCCGTTACATCGACCGGCGGTGGCGGCGGTGCAACCGCTTCAAGTTCGTCCGCTCAAACTGGTGGATCAGGCGGCGGCGGGAGCCAAAATCTAACTTCGGGCGCAGCGGGTACATCTGGACAGGGTAACGCTGGCGGAAATGGCAACGCAATCGGAACAAACGGCGGCGGCGGTGGTGCTGGTGCAGGTGGTAATTCTGGCGGTGGCGGTAGTCCATATCCGGGTGGTGCTGGTGGCAGCGGATCAACTTCATCAATCACAGGTTTAACTTATGCCGGCGGCGGCGGCGGTGCTGGTAACAACGGCGGTGCTGGTGGATCAGGCGGTGGCGGTAACGGTGGAATTATTGGAACAGGTCCGACAAGTGGATCAACAAACACCGGCGGCGGCGGTGGCGGCGGTCGTACAACATCCGGAGCAAATGGCGGTTCGGGAATTGTTGTCCTTAAATATCCAGACACCAAAACAATATCAATTGGTGGTGGTCTTACCGGAAGTACAACATCCGCTGGCGGATATAAAACAACAACAATCACAGCTGGCACGGGAAATGTGAGCTTCTAACATGGCACATTACGCATTTTTAAATGAAAATAACATCGTCACCGAAGTAATCACAGGAATCGATGAAAATGAATTGATTGAAGGAATTACTCCCGAAGAATGGTATGCAGAATTTCGCGGACAAACTTGCGTGAGAACTTCATACAATTCAACAATTCGATTTAATTTTGCTTCAATTGGATTTACTTATGATCCGATAGACGATGCTTTTATTGCTCCAATGCCAGAATGCGGACATTCGGAATTGCTTTTGAATGAATTGAAACAATGGGAATGCACGAACGGGGAACATGATGTCATATCCTAACGGAACAGCTGCGCTTGCTTTAGAAATTGCAAAAGCCGAAATCGGCACAATCGAAGAAGGCGACAATTTAACGAAGTACGGCGAATTTACAAAAGCCAATGGGCTACCGTGGTGCGGTTCATTCTGCAATTGGGTACTTGCACAAGCTGGCGTCAAGGTTCACTCGGTTGTCTCCACAGCTGTGGGAGCTCATAAGTTCAAGGAAATTTCTCGATGGCATGAGACGCCAGCAATTGGTGATCTCGCATTCATGGACTTTCCACACGACGGAGTCGATCGGATTTCGCATGTGGGAATCGTCGTTGGAATCGATGGCAAGTCGGTAGTTACCATCGAAGGCAATACATCCGGCAACGGCGATCAGCGCAACGGCGGAATGGTGATGTCCAAGACTCGAACAATTGGAAAAGAAGTTGTCGGATTTGGTCGTCCAAAGTATGTCCCTTACAAGGGAGACTTTCCCGTCGTGACAGTTGATGCACCAAAGAAATCTATTCTCAAGAAGGAGAAGAAGAAATGAACGCAATTAAACCAATGCTTGCTTCATGGGCTCGCTCATTTTTAGCAGCTGGCGTCGCCGTGTACATGGCAGGAGTTACAGATCCAAAGGCAATCTTGAGCGCGGGAGCGGCGGCGGTCTTGCCGGTCATTTTGCGTTATCTCAACCCAAAGGACACAGCTTTCGGAGTTATGGGGAAGTGACCCGAAAACTCATTCGGGCAGCCTTATCAATCTCCATTTTGGTGGGGCTGTCCGGATGCGGTCAATATCAGGGTTGGACAAGATACGAATGTCAATTGTCCGAAAATTGGGAAAAGCCGGAATGCAACCCGCCGGAGTGTTATGTGCAGGGTATCTGCACAAGAGACATTTTAGGAGAAGAAATCAATGGCAAGGTCAAGGCTTACGAATGAGCAGCTCAAAGCTCGATTAATCGTTTTCATCGGCGTTTGTCTGTCTTTGGTATTTGCCGGATCCGTGCTCGGCATGCTGTACGCGCTCATATTT